TTTACTACTTGCACCAGCAAGAATACTCATTCCTGCGTTACCACTTCCTTCAATAACTAATTCATCAGCATTAACATTGACACCAGCGCCACTGTCAGCAGTTTTAATATGTAAACCAGTGCCGAGATCATGAGCGTTAACAATACCAACTTTATTGTTAAAATTAGCTGTACCAGCGTCTGACATATCAAAGACTAATGCTGATATTTCACTACCACCATCATTACCTTTGATCGTTACATCACCATCACTCGTGGTGTTTTTAATTATACCGTTAACGCCGTCTATTTCTGTACCCATTATAAAATCACCATCACTCCAGTTATAGTTACAGTTGCTTCAATAGTTATTGGCCCAGCTAATAGCGCATGACCGACAACTTGATTGTCGTTAATGGTAGCATCATGTTCGGGAATTTGTTCCGACGCAGGTTCCGCTCCAATATATAAAGGTCCACCAACTTTTGTTGTCATAAATTACTCCTTATGCACTTATGGTGTCAATATAACTAACCCATATGTCCATTGCACTATCGGTGTCGCAATCATGTGTTAACACGTCACCATTTACTAAAACTACTTTTGCTCCACCTTGTATAAGCTCAACAGAACTGTTGGGTGGAATTGATAAACCTTTACACAAATAATAATTAGCACTACTTCTAACTACATACATATCAACTTTAATAGTAGTGGTTAAAATGTTAGCAATCCGAATACCGATAACAGCATCATAATTACCCGCGGTTAAAATACCCGCGGCGTTAGTGCCTTGTGCTCGTGCTATTGCGTTTCTAAAATCCTGTGCCATAATATCTCCTTATATCACAACGCTACGGCCATCGCAAGTGCGAAGCCGGGGGTTGTTTTGGTATTTAATTGGGTTTGAATGTTGCTCGTAACACCATCCGTAAAGTTTAATTCTGCTGCGGTTGCGGTAACTAAGGTACCACCTAATTTTAATCCATTTGATGTATCATGAGATGCAATATTAACATCTGTAGAACCATCAGCAAAGGTAACGTTTCCTGTAATAAGCATGGTATTAGTTCCGTCTTCATCATACTCAATACTTACATCTTGGTCATTACCAAATTTAATTTGTTTGTCATCTGCAATGTATACATCTCCAAATTCTAAACTACTGGATCCTATATCTGCTCCTCCAGAGGCATCTGGTATAAGTTTATTGTGTATCTGTACTCTATTACTAGCATCAACTTTAAAAGCAACATTACTAGTTTTTCCTCCTTGTATTTGAAGTTCACCATCATTATCGTTGGCTCCAAATAAAGTTACAATAGATAGCCCACTAACTTGTTGCACACGGTAAGCTGGAGTAGTAGAGCCTCCTGCGTCTGTATCTTGTATTTTAAAATTAGTGAAAGCACCAGATATAGTAACACTAGTTGTGCTTGGTGATGATATTAATAAAGTATCAGTTCCATTTTCATCATACTCCATTGTTATATCTGAATTAGTACCAAATATAATTTGTTTGTCATCTGCGATAGTTAAATTTCCTGATAAACCAACATTTCTAAAACCTGTTATATCTTTGTTTGAGTCTGCAATTACAGCTAATGATGCTGATACAGTTCCTGCTGTAATACCGTCTAATAAATTTAGTTCTTCAGGTGTAGATGTAATTTGTGTTGTGCTTGCAGCCGCTAGTACAGGTATTGTACCGGAAACGTTTGGTAGATTAATTGTTCTATCACCAGTAGGATCGATAATTGTAAGAGTAGTTTCATGCGCATCAGCAGTAGCACCTTCAAATATCACTGCATTGGCAGCATTCATTGTGACTGTGTCTACAGTCGTAGTAGTGCCAGCCACAGTTAGTTTAGGTACAAGTAATTCGCCGGTGCTTGGATTATAGCGTAGCGCGCCGGTGTCATCTAATAAAGCATTTGACTCATCGTGAAATACAACCGGAAAGTTTGTGTTGGACGTGCTATCGGTAACTGTTACTGTTGCTGCTAAAGTTGCATTTGCTACTGTTGTTCCAGCAATCACACTTGCTAAAGCAGTACCATTAACTGTTATTGCATCTGCTTCTAATGTACCATCAACATCAACATCTCCAGATATATCTAAATTTACAAAATTAGATGTACCCGATGCCGTAATTTCACTATTAAATGTAGCTTGTCCACCTGCTGACATATCTAATGTCAATGCCGTAACTTCAGAGCCTCCATCGTTACCTTTAAATAATATGTCTTTATCTGAAGTTGTAGATTTAATAACAAAATTAGTACTAGACTCAGTAAATTGACCATAAGTAGTTCCGCCATTTTTTAGTAAAATATCTCCACCGGCAGCATCTAAAGTAATATCTGCTGCTGCATCTATTATGAAGTCGTCTGTAGTTGTGATGGTGTCGCCATCAATGGTCATTTCATCTACAACCACACCAGCGTTAGCTGTAAGAACTCCAGTAACACCTAGCGTACCAGCAACAGTTGCGTTCTCGTCAACTGTTAGGGTGTCAACTTTTGCTGTACCATCAATAAATAAATCTTGCCATTCTTTAGATGCACTACCTAAGTCAAAAGTACCATCGTCATCAGGAATAATATCGGAATCAACTTCACCACCAAAAACAATGTTATCTGTGTTAGCATCACCAAGAGTTAGGGTGCCACCATTAAAAGTGGTCGTACCAGTTACCGTTAGATTACCACCAACATCTAAATTAGCGCCTAGGGTAACGTCACCGTCTGCGTCCAAGAATACGGACCGCGCCGCGGGCATAGTACAAAATACTGTCTTAGTACCAGCAGAAAAGTTAACGGCACTATCACTGTTAGAACTAGCATATACAGTAGTACGGGTAAGATCAGAGCTATCACCGTCTAGGGTGCCTAGACCAACTTCAAACTCATCTGCAGTTGCGTGAAAGATTGCATAGTAAGTAGTATTAGAATTACCAATACCTGCAGCAAAAGTTTCAAAACCAGTTGGTGCTCCACCCAGGGATAACGCACCGGTGCCGGTAGTGGTTGTAGTTTCTTTGACTCTTTCGTTAAGTACTAACGCCATCTAGTCTCCTTATGCCAATCTTATAATTGCTGTACTCGTCCCTGCTGCTGGAAACTGTATAGTAAAAGTTCCTGCAGTAGTTGTAAAATCACCGCCAAAATCTAACCAACAAACAGCGTTGGCACTAGCAGTATTTGCACCACCACTTGATTGATAGATAAGTGCAAACTTTGCAGTGATTGTAGCTGTGGTAAAAGATGTGTCAGCAAAATCTATAAAAGCTGTAGTTGCTGACGATCCACCGGTTACACCATTATTAGTTAAAGTATTACCACCACTAGTATAGTTGGTACCACTTGCTTCGTTAGTTGTATCAAATACAGAGTCTGTTGCTGCTGCAGTTCTAGATGAAGTATACAAAGCTATTTTATAAGTGTCGCCACCTGATTGAAAATTGTGGTTGCCTTTTAACAACTGATCTTTAAAAACATTACTAATTACATTAGCCATATATATTCTCCTTAAGGGTTTTCAGATGGCACCGGTATTCGCGGTATGCCGTCCATGTATTCATCTCTTCTTCTTCTACCCATTTGTTCACCAGCAAATGGAGTTAGTGCCTCTTTATAATACTGTTCATACATTTGCACCATTTGCGGATTTTTTAAAAATCTAAAAGCTTCTACGAGGCAGGCATAAAGCAACATTTCTGGTGCGTTATTACTAACCCAAGTAGTTGTGTTACTTGAGGATAGTCCTGTTGGTTGCGCATTATACGCTAATTCTACAGTATACGTTGCATCAGGCGATGGAGCAAGTAATAATGTGTCATTGTCCCAATTTGCGTAATATTTTGGTGTTCCAGTAGTGGTTCTGTTTGGTACAAATTCATTAATAAAAGACGTGTCTTTTTTCTCTAAAGTAACTCGTATGTTATTAGTGTCAAAAATTTGTATGTATCTAACAAAAGCAAAAAGCTGTGGAGTAGCTCCAGGCATAGCTACAAAGGGATCACCTATCGTTAAATTGGCCGTTTTATATTTTTTAAAAACGTCTAAATCAACATTTCTAAAAATTCTAGACTCAGCGTGTTCTATAATATCATTAAGAATAGTTGTTGTTAAAACATTACTATCAGTTTCAGTATAATCTATTATTTGTTGTGTTAGTTCTGCGTATGTTGTCATGCTACTATTGTTGCCGGGCCAGCGTAAGCGCGGAAACCTCCTCCTGTTATATTACCAGTTGTTGCAGTATCTGTTGCTACGGTAAAGCTATAAGTCTTCGCATCAATAACTGTTATCGTATATCCTGCAGATCTATTTATGTTTGTATCTGTTATACCATCAAAACTGTCAACACCATAAAATCGTACAGTATCACTACTGGCTCTACCATGATCTTCTTCTGTTACTGTAATAACACTACTACTTGAGCTGCCTGTTTTAAAAGAACTATCTTTTAACAAACTAGGCACTGCAGTTTCAGTTCTATCCGGCCTTGCATCTTTTAAAGATTGTGCGTCAGCTGCATGTGCATTTGGTTCTAATTGTGGGTGTTTAGCTTCAAACTCAGATCTATGTACTAGAGCACCGTTCCATTCTTTTAACATTTCATTATAAGGAAAAGCCATACCACTGCGATCAGATATTGCTTTAGCTCTTTTACCAATAGAATATTTAGACATTACTATAATACGTCCTTGGCGTTATGTAAGTGCTAGTTGAAGAACCATCTTCTGTTATTGCACGATTTAATTCATCTTCATACAACATTTTATTTTGTTGCACTAATTCAGGATTATATTTTTGTGCCAAGTAATAAGCTAAGCCTGATACCATGCACGGCACGAAACGATATGGCACGTCTCCAGCATTCGTATAATCACCAACGTCATCAATTCTTTTTACATAATAAAGATGCATATCAGAACTTGCTGCTGAAGAATTAGGTACTGGATAAACAGTAACGGTAACTCTATCTATAAATCTTTGTACATAGTATTGTACTGGTGTACCCACTTGTAATTTGTTAGCTAGTGCAGAATAATCTGATCTACTTATTTTTGTTAAAGCTACATCTTGCTGTGAACTTTGCGTTCTATTAGTTCTAAAAGTTGCTTCTAAAACATCATCCATTCCAAAAATAGTAGACTCTATTTGATTTGTTGTTGCTTGTGCGCGATTGCTGTCAGCAGTGTCGTCTGCCGCACTTCTAAAAAAATGATACTCAGCTTGGTTTTCTATTAAATCAATATTAGTTTCTTTTAATTCCCAATAATGCAAACCTCTATTAGCCCATTCTTGAAACATTATATTTATAGAACGTCTAGCTGATTTAAGTTGATAGCCAGTTAATTGATCTACACCAACACGTTGGTAAGCATCTTCTATTATTTCTTCAATAGAAAAAGTTTTATCGAACGTTGCTGTTCCTGAAGTAGTGTTTGGCATATGCTACTCCTATTAATAATTTTTAAGCCACTCACATGTAATGGTTGCACTGTCATTAGCAGTACAAGCAGGCA